ATTTGGGGAAAAAGACGGGTGTCTTAAAAAAATCATACCCCCGGGGTCAGGTTGGCTCGCCGTTGGCGGTAGGCTTTCACCTTGTTGCTGATCTGTTTGCGCTCTTCGTCAGTCCATTGGTGCGGATGGGTCAGCCCTGTGCGCACGGCATGTTGCATGTTGTGCTGATAGGTACACCATTCGAGGTTGCTCACATGATTGTTGAGTTTGTTGCCGTCAATATGATTGATGCAAGGCAGGCTGTCAGGGTTAGGTGTAAATGCTTCGATGACCAACCGATGCACCTTGCGGCAATACGCTTTGTTGTTCATCCAGAAGGTCACGGCATAGTAGCCTTTGCGCTGGATGGTCTGCGGCATGATGCGACCAACCATTCCGTAGTACCTCTTCATTGAGCGCACACGTCCGAGGTTACTCACCTCATACTCACCGTTGAACTCCTGAATCGGTTTCCATTGTTCCTGTTCCATCGTCTTCTTGCTTTATGAATTTACTCATGAGGTTGTCAGCCCATCGGTCTTGCCTTGCCTCGGCTCGCTGGCGTACTATCTTCGCCGTGTTGCTGCCCAGCTCCTTATGGATGCGGGCGTGGCAGGCGAAGCACAAACTTTTCAAGCCTTGAAGTCCGCAGTCGATAGCCAGCCGCTTCATCTCGTCTTTGGTTCGTGCGGTCTCGATAGGCACCACATGATGCACACACCTGGCAGCGGTCACGATACCCTCCTTCATGCACTCCTCACACAGTCCGTTGGTGCTCCTGAGCTTTGCAATGCGCAGCTCCTTCCACTCTCGGCTGTTGTAGATGTCCTGCTTGTCCTTGGCTACCTTGTCAGATACCCCTCGCCAGTTGCGCTTCTTGTTCATATCACTTCATCTATCCAAAGTCTGACCAGTTCGCGCATATCGTCGAAGGTGATGGCCAGTTGCCGGTGGAATCCATCGCAGTCGGTGGTAGTGATCAACCAGATGTCATGCGCCTTACGGTCGCGCTTCAGGGTCACGTTACCACTCATATCCAAAGGGTCTGAATCCGAGGTCATAGAGTTTCTTCTCCAGTTCTGGGTTGGGTTTGTTGGGCTTGCGTGGCTCAGCAAACTTGAAAGGTTCGTCATCTGGTATCATGGTGTTCTCCTTCCCAATCTTTTAGTGGTTCAGTTGGTGGTGCATCATGATCGATGTCGTCGAAGAGGTTGCCTGTCACGGGCATCGTATCTGGCGAGTAATGTTTCTTGCGCTTGGTTCGTTTACCATAGGCGAGAGCCTTGCCGTTGGGTGCGATGTCTCCCATCTGCGGCCCCTCCTGGCTGTCGCCCTCCACAGAATCGATGAAGTCCTGTGCATCGAGCATCGTCAGCAGCACGTCGGTAAGGTTCTGGCATTGCATCTTGGCACCCATCAGTCTGAGCCGTTTGTAGATGCCTCGCATCGTCACCTCTGTCACTCTTTCAAGAATGTCATCCACACACTCCGTCTGTCTCTGTGGCTCACCGCAGAAGGGTTTGTCAATCATCACGCAGCCGAAGCCTCGGTGATTTTGTTGCTCCAGAATCAGGATCACTTGCGCCACATCCAGCCCGTCGGGGTTAGCGAGGTTGAAAGCCTTCTGCCAACCCACGTCGCTCTCCATCATCGCCATGAGCTTCTGGATGCGTGGGTCGAGGGCGTGCATCGGTGCGCTCGCTTTCACGATGACATAGCAGAACCACTGGATGAGATGGTAGATGTCCACCTCAAGCGCGTTGCAACAGGCATCGAGCACCTCGGCCATCGCAGGGTCAATCTTCGATCCGATCTGCTCAAAGCGGTCTTCTTTATTCTTTTGTTTTGCCATTGGTTTTGGTTTTATTGAAGTTATATTTTTGTCTCAACACCTCGCGCCACTGATGAAGTTGCGGGTCGCGGAGTTCCTCAGGGTCGAGGAATGGTTCATCTTGCGGATGGATCAGTTCATAGTCGCTGATCTGTTTCAGGATTTCCAGGTGCTCCAGCCATTCGGCATCGGTCACACCGTCTGGCTTGGGCGGTATGTCATCTCGACTATCTTTATTGTCATTTCGAGCCTGTCGAGAAATCTCAAAGTTCTCTCCACGCGCTTCGCTTGGTCGAGATGACACCACCTCACGTGGCACCCAGTCGGGATGGTACAACATGCGAACCGCAATATCCGCGATGTCGGCTTTGTCACCGTCCTCGGGCTCCCAACAGGCATCGAAGAATTTGGTATAAACCTGTACGTTGTCAGAGCCAAGTTTGTCGGCCACCTCCTGCCAGCCTTCCACACCGTCCTTATCAGGCCAGAGCCACACCGTGCGACCTTGGTCTATCAGCGGTTGCATGGATTCTATCTTCAGGAACTTCAGCCCGCCGCAAGCCAACCACAACTGTTGATCGAGATTGCCGAAGTAGTTCGCCATGATGAGGGCGGTCTTTTCGCTCTCCACCACGTTCACGCTCGCATCTGGATAGGCTTTCAACAAGTGCGAACCGAACAGCGGTTTCAGGATCGTGTGCTCATCGGGTCGGCAGATGTCGCGGTAGCCTTCCTGGTTGTAGAGCCAACCTGGGTTTCGCTCCTTGTCTCTGTGACCGTCGTCATGGTAGCTCATCAGCTTTGCAGAGCGCGGGATTCCCTCGTGATCAATGTACCAGAACACCACGCGCCCATCATGCCAACAGCCTACGCAATACTGCCAGAGCGTGCGCTTCATCTGTCGCCGCTGCATGTCGTTCCAGGGCAGTCGCCCGAACCACAGCGTGAAGGGGTTATAGTTGTAGTCGCCCATCAGCTGCTTCACCCACTTTCGCTCCATCGCCAGCGGTGGCGGTGGTGGTGGTATTGGTCTTGGTGGCGGTGGTGTCCAGTTGAGCGGTACATTGTCAACGTCGATGCAATACTTTTTTCCGAGATAGCGGATGGCATCTGGGAATGTCATGTGCTCCGCATTCATCAGAAATTGCACGGGGCCACCTTTGGCATCACAGACGAAACAGCGGTAAGTGTTGCCGTGGTTCGCCTCTGAGATCGTCGAAGGCCTCACGATGAAGTTGCCGTCGTGCTGATCGTCGTGAAACGGACAGATACCCGTCATATTCACGCCAGCCTTGCGGAGCGTCACGAAGTCGCCAACCACGTCCTCAATCTTCGCCTGTTCGAGAACCGTTCTGATGATGTCGTCACTGATCTTTGGCATAGGGGTGAAAAACTTTCTTAGTAAAATAGTTGATGCCTATCTTATTAAAATAGTTGATGCCTATCTTAGTAAGATAGTTTTTGGCAGTCATCTGGAGTCGATAATCTGTAAAACCATAAACGTGCGTGCGCCTGTGCGCGTCGCGCGTCGCCCGTGTGCGTGGTTTCCCATTCCCATCCCTTTACTTAGTTAAGTAAAGGGTGGGGAATAGGGAAACGGGCTTAACGGTGGGAATCACGGCTCCGAGTGCTTATATTTACCCGTCAGCGAGTTCTTCATCAGATAACCCTTTTCGAGTGAATCATGGAAGATTTCGCTGATGCGTCGATTGCTCGTCACGCCTTGCGCCCTCAGATGGTTGGCGAGGTCGGTGTATCGCTCTTCCTTGCCGCTCCATGGATAGTCCTTGAACGGGTCAGTCTTGATGCTTTCGTCTTCATCGTCGGTGTACTCATTGACAATATCCTCGATGGCTTCTGCTGCCGTTTTCGCGGCGAACACGGCCTTTTCTATCACCGTCTGGGATAATTCATCACCTCGCTGAACGTGTGCCGCGAGAATGCCCGTAACGATGTAACTCAGCTGTGAGAATGTCGGTGCTTGCTTCTTGGTCATAGTTCCTTAAAATTCTGGTTCGTTATTATCTGGTTTATCAAATGGCAGGTCTTGCGTCTCGTCATTCGGTAGTGTCTTATCAAGACCTTTGTAGTGATACTTCGGACGTTCCTTGGTGCCATCCTTGTAGATGATGCCAACTTCGAGTGCTTTATTGATGAGATCAGCCTTGCGTCGGTTGCTCGTCACGCCCTGCTTCGCCAGTGCGCTGTCAACGTCCGAACGGCTAAGTCCTGCGGAAGTCCAGTTCATTTTACCGAACCTCTCGTCCGCCTCCTTAATGAATTGCATCTCCTTGGAGTCAACGACCTTCGTACCATTGTCCTCAATCTCCACAGGCTGACCCCAGCCACCGGCGTTGGTGACGTACTGAAACAGCCAGTCGGCCACGTCCTTGCCACGCGCCTTATTCTGCTTCACTCGGAAGTAGATGTCGGGCAGGTCGGGACGCTGCTCGTTGGGTTTCAGGTCACATTGCTTAATCTTTATAACGGTAAAAATCTCACTCACCTTGCGCTGTGTGATGCTGCCGAGCGTGCCCACGAGTTTGTCCACCAACGGATTTTCGTGCAGCACGGCCCAGAGGCTCGCGTCGTAGTGGGTTGCCAGCATCATGCACTTACGTATGATGGGTTGACACTCCTTCTGGTCGTTATAATCTTCTACGATGTCGAGCATGCCGTCAAGGAAGATGTCGGTCGGTTGCACCTCCCATATCGCCTTCAATATTTTGCGCCATCGGTCTATGGCCAGTTCGGTGTCACGCAAGCGCAGAATCTCCAGATGCTCCTTGGCATTTTCCTTGCTAACTCCCGACATCGAGATGACGCGGTTCTTAAATCCGATGGTGTCATCCTCGCCCTGCTCGGTATCGACATAAAGGATATGAGTTGGTAGTTCGTGGAAGTCGTCAGAGCCATTCACCTTGTGGCCAACCTTGCGAGCAACGGTCTTTCCGAACTGTCCGCCCAGTGTCGCCGCTATCAGTTGAGCCATGAGTCCCGTCTTGCCGTTGCCCGGCTTACCTGAGACGATGTGTATCTCACCCACGTCGGCAAATGGCACGCCCTCGCGCTCCATTGTGTAGCGTGGCGGCCGATACGGCTTGTCGAAGTCGAGGAAATCGCCTGATATGTCAACATCAAACCAATCGTCACCTTTCAAGAAATCCGGGGCTTGCGGTTTCGCGTCCTGCTCTCCTGGTAGTGGTATCTTATTCTCTTCGTTCATAGTTACTTCTTTCTCGCATTATATCGCTGCATATAGTCCGAGCGTCGTTTCTTCTCGGCTTCGCATTTCTCATTGTACCGTCGCCACCAGTTGATTTCCTTTGCCACATGTAGAGCATCAGTGATTGGTAGTTCCATGAGGTCGTATGCACTAATCTTCTCCATGTTCAAGTTCCTTCAGTGTTTCGGCTTTCACCTCGGCTATCTCGCGCTGCACTTTTTTAACAAAACCTTTCGTGGCGAATATCTCATTGAAGTCGTCAACAGCTCCTGATGCTGACGAGTAGAGCAATTCAGGATCAAGCCACGCTTCCATCAGCTGTTGCAGGCCAAGGTCGATGTTTCGCTCTTCCACGTCTGACAGTTTGATGGGGTCTGTCTCAGGTGCCAGCAGCATGAGTGCTCGCATCCAGTCTTTTGAAATGTTCTTCAGGGAGAACTGGCTGAACACTTCGTCGAGCACCTTGCGATGGAGCTCCAGCCCCACCTCACATTCCTTCATTGCGCTTTCATACATGGCTCCTGCGAGGTCGAGAGCGGCCTGGGCTGTCATTACCCAGGCGACATGCTCAGCGTCCTTCACACCGTGCTGAATAAGGCTCACGCGGTACTTATTCCAGAGCGAGGTGATCAGCGGTTTGGTGCGCTCGTAAGCCACACCACCAACACCCTTCCAAAACTCGTAGTATTCGGCATCACTGATGTCACCGTACTTACGGCGAACATCGCCCGTCATGTCGGCCATATGGAACATGCGGTTCGTCTGGGTGGTCAGCAGATTGCGCTCGTAGAGCTTGAAATCGTTGACCGCCTTCTTGAAGTACCAGCCGACTTTGTGACCACCTGGCAGACTCTTATGAAAGGCGCGACATCGCTTGGCATGGTCGTGGCTGTGCATCATCACCAGCCACGCGGCATTGTTGCCAACACCGCAGACGAGCTTGAAGATGGCTGCGGCATTTCCGACAGCCTTCACTATCTCTTCGTACATCATACGCTCTCAGAATTGAGAGTGGCGAACTCGATAGGCCACCACTCGCTGAAATAGTCATCAGAATGGCAGGCCATCGTCATCTGGGTTAATGGGTTGAACTGGGTTGCCGTACTGATCTACCTGTGGCGGAAATGGGGCTTGCTGTTGTGTCGTTGGCTGTTGTGCCACCGCCTGAACGTTCGCCTGCTGTGCGATCTGATTTTGTGCCTTGCGCACGCTCTCGATCTTGTAGAGGCGCAAGTCATTAATGACGGCTGTCGTGCCGTCCTGTTTCGTGAACTCTCGCGTCTTGTGCCCGAATCCGCATCTTACCTCCATACCTTCCTTCAGGTTGTCGATCACCTTGGTGTCGAATGTCTCCAGCAGAACGCTGTCTGCATAACGGTCACTGTCATGCTCAAAATACTCAAAAATAAATGGCAGCGATTTCCATTCGTTGCCCGTGCGCTGGCTCACCCCTGAGCGAACCGGCAACACCTTTGCGATTCTTCCTTGAAATTCCATTGATATACTGATTAAATACGTTTATACTATAAAGGGTGATACCCTTTTTACTATAAAGGTCACTACCCTTTTTACTATAAAGGTCACTACCCTTTTTACTATAAAAGGGTTAGAGCCCACTCACCAGGTGAGCCAGCAGCCCACCGATAAACACTGTTGCCAAAAATGCAATGCCCATGATGGCACCAAAGCCAATCTGACGCAGGATGTACTTTACCTCCTGATCGTCATTCAAATGATTCTGTTTCATGATTCTTTTGTTTTTAGATTTGACTTTTGTAATATTCACATTTTATACCTTTTTGCTCTGGCAAGAAATAGAATGATGCAGATAAATAATTAGGTTTCCCGTAGTTTGAATCCCAAGTTTCTCGCTCTATTCCGTTTTGATTTATTTTTGTGTTCTGGAATGCCCATCGCATTCCTTCAGAACCAATGACCTTTCCCCAACTTAAAAACCTCTGCCAAAATAGACATTTATCTCTTAGCATATTTGTGCAATTCTTATTCACACAACAAATACGTCTGTCTTTTAGTTTGTATTCCATCGGTAGGTCAATTGCTCTCACCAAACCGTCATATTGGAGCCAAAAATATAATTGATCTTGTGTCATCTTATAAAAGTGAAATGTTGCCGTGGCAGGACTCGAACCCGCGACCTCTCTCAGTATGTAGGATGAATCCTACAAGTGAGCCTCGTTGACCATCTGAACTACACGGCATACCGTATATGGTTTATCTGGATCAAGGCTCATGCAGGTGCCAAACCCTGCCTAAGATACTTGGTTATTCGCTGATGACATATAGCGAACCTCGCTCCATCTGTTTCGTTCTGTTTAATATCCGCATTCCTGCGGCTCATTCGGCTTTCATTCTCTCCCACCATTCCCTCGGCCTTACACTACTACCTTCCCGCTTTATTCTTTGCATTTCGGGGCCAACTCGTGGCCGCTGCGGGGTTCGGAACTTACCTTGTCGCCTCAGGCTGTACTTACGGATTGGGTACCGTCTCTTTCCACTCCTTCAGCTTGTCGGTCTCTTTCGATGCCGTTTCGATTCGATACACGTACAGGCTTGCGCCCTGGCTGCTGTACCTCCTCAGTGATCTCAACAAATGATTTTGCCTACTTACCGGGTTTGCTCGCTGCACGACCCTCGGCGTTCGTGGAAGGTGGTGGATTCGAACCACCGGTGTCCCAAATTCCAGATGTCACCTTGCGGTGGGTTACTCTTGATTGCCTTCGACCACTCGGCCAACCTTCCAAATATGTTAATCCTGATTCGTAGTCTTTTCAAAAACCTGCGAACTTCGCAGCGGGCAGGAGCAAAAAGATTTGATACTAAAAACCTTAGAATGGGATTTCACCTCGCATGGTGAATAGTCAAAAATTGCGTTATCTTCTTATGAAATTTACAATATTGTTAATGAGAAAACCAGCGAACTTCACAGCGGGCTGGGGGTTGATCAATTCTAAAAAAGCCTATGTTTCCACATTACTTCTGTTGACCTATATATTCATAGTTCCTTGATGGTTCCTTCCTGAATCATTCGTGCTATCCTGTGCTGCGGGTATGCCCATCGGCTTACCTTAACGCCATTGTCCGACACCTCCGCACGCTGACGTGGCAGACGATCGCCGTAGGACTTCAGCCAACCAGGTGAGAACATCTGGAACTGCTGGCACAGCTCATCGCCCGTGAGCCAACGCTCATTGGCCACCTCCAGAAACTCAGCCATCGACTTCCTGACCTCTGCCACAATCTCAGCTCTCAGCATTCTGTCCATTACTTCACGCGCTTAAAAGCGATTGTCAGCGGCTCTGCCACCTTGATACGCTCAAACTCATAATGGTCGTACTTCTTCACATCCTGAGCAGCAACACGTGCACACTCAATCGCCCTTTCGTCAGGCAATGTGAACACGCCAGTCTCGCCAACTTTCAGCTGCTTCCAGTCGTCTCTTCCTACTTTTTCCTTAACCATACGTTTCTTAATTTTACTTAATAGTTTACTTACTTTGTTACAACTTGGCAGAAAAAGCCGTATATTTGCAATCCGACACCCTCGCAAAGTGTTCGCAAATTGGCGGTTATCCGCTTGTAAAAAGACGGCCTCCCGTCTGACGGCTATTTTCTTGCCTCGTTGTTTGTTTACTTACTTACTTTCGGGTGCAAATATACAAAGTTTGGTACAAACGTGGTGCAAAAGTGGTATAAATTTAATATTAATTAAGATAAAAGTGGTACAAATATGGATTCTGAACAGAAAATCGAAGAAAGAAAAAGGTGGAATGCTCCATTTCTTAGAGCCTTCAATTATCTGTTGGAAGAAGGCTGTTTAGAATTTGGTATTAGCCAAAGCAGTTTGACTAAGGGCGAGTTGTGTTCCATGATGGGAATACAGGCAGGGCTGATTTCTAAATATACCAATGGCACCAAGAAAGTTTCCATAGATACGATGAATGCCCTGGCTCGTGTATCAGGTGGAAAGTTAAACGTGAAGTATATGCTTGGGAAAAGTGAATATATGCTTCTTGAAAATGCTCCTGATGAAGAATTTATCGAAAGCAATAACCCTGATCGTGAAGTGATGGCAAAAAGAAAAGCCGAGCCACTTCTGCCAGACTTCTCCAGTTATATCAATGCACTGCTTGCAAAGTCTGATGAAACTATCGCATCCTTAAAGCGCGAACTCGCTGCAAAGGATGAAATCATTCAGACTAAAGAAGAACGAATAGCCGACCTCGAAAGACTTGCTGAAGAACGTCTGCACCGTATCGCAGAACTTCGACGCATCATTGATGCTAACAATATAATGGATTATCCATTTCCTGTTGGCACAGCTGAAGGTCATGATAAAAAAGATTCCTTGCGCGTATGATACATATATATATCATAATAATTTTGGCGGTTTGTATATCCGTAATGCTCCATCCGTTTCCCCATCTGATGCCGTGGAAACGCCTGTTGACCTACTATATATACAATGACCCCATTATTCACGCAGCAATCCCAAACGGATCACGGATGGAGAGGCGGGGTTGCTGCCTAAAAACGCGACCACCGCCTATTTACTGAGGGTTGTGACCCTTGAATCGAAATAAAGGAAAATGCAAAATAAGTAAAAATCGGTATATTTCGGCTGTAGTTTTTGCCAAGTGTTTCCCCATAAGGGGATCAGGTGGGGAAACAAAGCCATAGAAAAAGATAAAAGTATGATAACAACACATATTGTTTGGGATCATCGGCGACGTACAAAGGCAGGTTGTGAAGGCCCGCTGGAGGTTCGCGTGACCGTAGATCGCAAACCATACTACATAAATACAGGTATCAAGGTGCGAAAGACGGAGTGGAAGGCTGAAACTATCGTAAACCGTCCTGATGCTGATGCCTTACGCGCACGCCTGAACATTTTATATAAAAAGATAGAGGCTGAGATTAACGCTGCCATAGAGGATGGGCGAATTATAGACGTGGCGGACATCAAGCGGCGTGCCTGGATGCTGATTGCCGATGAGTCGAGCACGAGCTTCTTAGAGTGGTGCCGAGACCAAATCGACCAGCTGACCCATTCAGGAGGTACGATGCAACATTACCAGACGACGCTTACCCGTCTGTATGACTTCAATACTATCCGGCGATGGAAAGACCTCACGGTTGAGAATATCTACAAGTGGGATGCTTACTTGCATAAGATTACTAAGCCTCAGTCGGATGCGGACATCAAAGCTGACAAACCAGCAGAGCCAATCAGCGACGGTGCCATCTATAATTACCATAAATGTCTTAAAGCCTTACTCAATCGTGCAGTATTGTTTGACAGGCTGAAGCAGAACCCTTACGACCGTCTGAAGGGAAAATTCAAGCGTGGCGACCGTGAGCGTATCGACTACCTGACGGATGAGGAGATGAAGGCTTTCGAGAGCTTGCACCCTATGGCTGGCTCAAAAATGGCAATGGCGCGGGATTTGTTCGTGTTCCAATTATACACGGGCCTCGCCTACTCTGATACGCAGAACTTCGACATCAGTGACTACAAGCTCATTGGCGGGGTGTGGAAGAATACTGGCGAGAGGATCAAGACGGGCGTGTCATATACTTCTCAGCTGTTGCCGCCCGTGGTGGCAATATTGGAGCGGTACAATTGGCAGGTGCCCCGACTTGACAACTCCGACTACAACCTTTGTCTGAAGGCTCTCGGAATGGCTTGTGGTATCGAGCGACCGCTGCACTCGCACATGGCACGTCACACCTTCGCCACATGGATGCTACGTCATGGTGTGCCCATCGAGCATGTATCAAAAATGCTCGGGCACACGAACATCACCCAAACGCAACGCTATGCCAAGATCGTAGCTGCTGACATTCACGATGACTTTGAGCGGATTGCGGAAGAAATGAAAAATCAAGTTAAACCCTAAAAAATACAGAACTATGACACTATTTTTATTTTCAATTTTAGCTGTATGCGGCATTGCGCTGATGATTTGGTACGTCTCCAATTCGGGAAAAGAGGAAAAGAGTTACCAACAGCGTCAGCTTGAACTGGCTGCAAGTATGCCCGGCATATACGTGAAGGACATTCCCGACCCGGCTTTAGTTACAGAGGCATTGAAACAGGCCGAACTCGTGGGCGACCACCTCACAGAGACATCTATCAACGCGGGTACTTACACAGGGCCGTTGCCAGAGCGTCGTGCTGATGGCGGTTGGCTTTCGATCTACGACAATCTGCGTATTTTCAAGATTGCAGGCATCAACCACCGTCAGGGAATCAGCCGTTATGTCGGTCGTGTGGAGTGTGCCCTCGTGCCCGAACCCGACAATGAGTACGATCCCGATGCCATCAAGATTGTAGCAGAAGACCGCCACCACCTCGGCTATATTCCCAGCGGGCAGACTGACACGGTGTGCTGGTTGTCTGCGAATGAGTTTCCCTACCGCTGCACCGCCTTCATAGAGGCGTGCGAAGATGAGACCGACAGCCACAAGTTCTTCGTCGGCTATGTCTATATCAAGCGGCTCGACTGAAAAGGACAAAGGGCGGTGATGTGTGCCGCCCTCCCTATAATACTATTCAAAAACATTCTTACTATGAAGAAAATTGCAATGGCTCTGGCATCGGCCTTGATGATGCTATCTTGCACAAGTGACGAACCGCAGAATGAGCAACAGACGGGTTGGGAGTCGAAAACGATTACCTTCACATTCGGCGATGTACTTACGCAGCACGCCATGACCCGTGCGGACATCACATCGCTCGATCTCACCGACCTGTGGATGTTCGACTATGTGGGTGACGAACTGAAACAGACACTCCATCAGTCGAACACCGATGAAGACTTTGGTGCTATTTCCGTTTCGATGGGCTATGGCGAACACAGCCTCTATTTCGTCGCCTCGCGTGGCACGACACCGACATTTGACACCGATGCTCAGACAATTACCTGGGTGAAGCCGTCCGACACCTTCTGGGCAATCGCCACCGTCACCGTATCGCCATCATCGGCATCCTCGCAGGCGGTGTCGCTCAGCCGTGTGGCTACCCGCTTGCGGATCACCGTCAACGATGAAGTGCCAGCCGAGGCTGCTAAGTTCGTCATCACACCTGCGCAGTGGTATTATGGTATTGATTACACCACAGGCGGCGGCATTGCACCCTCTGCCAACCAACCGCGTGAGGTCAATATCCCGTCTTCGTATATAGGCACCAGCGGACAGCTTGCTATTTCGATATTCGGATTCGTGCCATCAGCCGACTGGCATACCGACATCACCGCCACGCTCACAGGATCCGATGAATCCGTGCTTGGTCAGGTTTCGCTTGAAGATGTGCCACTAAAGCGGAATATCACCACAGCCTATTCAGGTGGCATCCTCGGCACGTCGAAAGCCTTCACGCTAACCGCCGATGATGCCTGGGGCGATGACGATATTCATACATGGTGAGCCGTGAGGCTGTACCGTTTTTTATGTTTTTCATATAATTGGATTTAATAGGTTAGACAAAAGTGGGGAGCCGGCGGGCTCCCCTATTTCTGTTCCTTGGCTCTGGCTTCGTTCTCAGCTTCTATCTGCTTGCGGATTTTCTCAATCTCATCGTCGCTGATCTCGTCATCTTCGCTATCAGATATATAGTCATCGATATATAGATGAAAGAAATCCTGCGGCTGCACGTTATTCTTATTTCCCATACAGAAGGCAGATGCCCAAGCCGTGATGCGTTGCAGCTGGTACTGAAGTACGTTGCGTCTTCGATAGCCCTGTATGGTGAGCAGGATCTCCCACCACCGCATCTCATACAAATATTCGTGGCGCGGGATGCCGATCTCGCCTACGCACGTTTTGAACGTTTCGTAGGCGTTGACGCGTTTTTTCGCTTTCCTCCATCCTCAGCAGGCTTCATTTCGTTTGGGATGGTCGATGGCACGAACAGCCATTCCGTGCGCATCTCCACCACCGCCTGCACCAGCTTCACAACCTCTTCACGGGTGGCATGGTACATGATGTCCTCTGATGTTATCGGGGGCTCTTTTCCTTCGCTTTCGTAAGCGGCTACGATACAGGCGATAGCCAGTTGGATATAGTGCATATCGGTGGCCTTTGGTGCCGACTTGATGATGACCTCACCCTTCTCGTCTTTGCCGATTTCGGGATTAAATACGTCGATGATCTCACCAGACAGCGACTGGAATCCTGTCTCAGAGGCTGCGCAATAGAGCATCTTCACTTCTGCCTGCTCCAGCTTACCATCGGCATTCTTGTGTGTGATTGTGATAGTTCTTGATGGGTTCATAGTTCCTTGAAATTTTAATGCCCAGCCAGCTTATGGAGGCATGGCTGGGCGGATTGTTCAACTTAATAATATTATCGCAATGGCATTGAAAAGTATCTGAGAGAGTTAGCCAGTTGTTTTCACTGGCTTTGAGTTCATCTGCATCTGGATGGTGTAGGTGACGTTCTGACGGTTAGGCGCATTGATGCTGATGTCATTCACGATGGCCTTGCAGACGTATTTCGTTCCGGTGGCGGTGCGGTTCTTGTCGCCCTCAGTAGGTGAGAACTCCACATCTACCTCCTGACCGGCCAGCACTAAATCCAGAGCGGCCTCTCCGTTTACGGCTGAAGCGTCGTTTCCGACAGCATAGAGCGCATCACAACTGATGTCGCCGGCCGCGCCCGTCACCTCCTGTTTCTGGAATCCTCCAACATCATCCTTGGTTGAAGAATCCTCCAAGGTATTTGACAGATGGTAGGTACATCCAGTCGAGAAGGCCACGCACAAGGCAGGTGATCCAATCATGATTCTAAGATTCTGACCTTTCATTGTAGTATATCCGATTTTGTGTCACATTGATAAGTGAGCGTCTGCCAGTAGCATGGCTTCATGGAGTCGTAGTTCACTCTTGAAGCCGAGAACTGATAGTCGTCGGGAATCAAATCTGCATCCTCATCGTCGGGGTCGGCATCGACAAAATACTGGTGTATCTGTCTGCGCACCTCATCAGCGAGTTCGCCAAGTTCGGGGCGTGTCGTGGCTGCAATCTCAACAGATATGGTCACGTTGTCGGAATCACCCTCGTAGGGATCATCCTTCGTTTCCACATCGTTGGTGAGACCGTCGAAGCTGACGATGACATAAGGCAGCGGCGCGTTGTCGAGGTCTTCATCAGGCAGGGCGATAGTGGTGTTATACACATCACCAGCGGGCAATTTTTCCATCAGCGTCTCATCGGCGCGGAGTGCCTTTACAAATATGATGTCCGTTAGCAGGCTCATTGTATCTTTGTGACTTGTTAATACTTTGATTTCAGATTTCTCTCCCTCTGGGGAGCCGACGGGCTGACAACCTTTGCTGTTGCATCGGAGCAACCCGTCGGCAGGAACTATTCCCAGAAGTTGAGAGCGAGAGAGTTTAGATGTCGCTTGTAGACGCGGGCTCAACGAGTTTGATGAGGGCGAATGCCTGCGGAGTGCCGTCACCACCGTTCACCTTGCCGGAGAGCTCGGTCAGCGAGTAGTCGGTGCTCATGCCGATAGCAACCGTGCCACGGTCGAAGTTGGCCTGAGAGGTGCCGTCGATGTTGAAGCGCAGTTCACCGTGCTGCTGCTCTGCCAGATAGCCGAAGTGACCGATGGCAATGTAGCGGTCTGCACCCTTGGTGGCGATGCCGTCGGCTCCAATGGCATAGTCAACGTATGGGCTGACCTTGTACTTGTAGCCTACGCAACGGTCGTTCTCGATGACGGTGCGATTCGAGTCGGTGGTGCCGGGGATGAGCTTCGTGAACTTCAGGTCAACCTCGGTGGTCTTGTCCATGATAATCTCAGGATCGCCCTCGAAGCCCTTATCGTACATCTTGGCAATCTCCTTGGCGAGGTTCTTACCGATGTTCTCGTCAAGAGTGAGCTCAACGGGTGCAACCTTGCCGAATGGCGACTGCAACTTGGTGTACTCGCCGTGGGCATAGACGTGGAGAGCGCGGAACATAGCCCAGCCCTTCTGGAACTTGAAGGTGATGAAGGCGATGATGTCGAAGGCAGCGTTGTCGATAGCACGGAAGCTGACGGGAACGCTGGCAGCGACACGGACGGGAGCGGCCTGGATGTTGGCGAAGTTGAGAGCCTGCTCAGCCACCTTGGTCACCTCACCCTCTACGGTGAACTTCACGTCGTTCACAGAGTAAGGGATAACCTGTGTGCCGGTCACGCCTGTTGCCATGCGGAGGTCGTCGGGCAGTTCGATGCCGGGCACCTTCGTGTCGATCAGCGGCAGAATCTCGATGGGAATCAATTCACCGGCTTTGAGGTTGGCAGTGGTGTTGCCATTCTCAGCGTCGGGGAATGCCAGGATGGTAGTGCTCTCGGCACGCTTCTCCAGACCACAAGCCTTGATGCGCTCGCGCAACTGCTTGCCCAGGTCTTCGCGCTCCTGAATCTGCTCCAGCTCCTTGCCGCTGGCCATAGCCTTGGCGCGGGCACTGAGTCCGGCAGACTCATCAACGAGTGAACGATACTCGGCACTCTCAGCCTCGGTGAAGAGGATGTTGCCATTGTTTGCTTCACGAGACTTCTCTTCCATCTCGTGCATGCGATTCATGATAGCGAGTTGACGCTCCTGAATCTGGGTCTTTGTCATTTCTTTCATGATGCAAAAACTTTTAATTGGTTAATATTCGAGTGATGATAAAATTTCGTCGTTGAGTCGGCGGGCCTTGGCACGCATCCGCATGATCTGCTGTTCGCGGGCACGCTGTGCCATCTCTTCCAGTTCGCGGGCTTCACGCTCTTCCTTCTCGGCATTGGTCTCGCCTCCGTTTGCCTCACGCTCAGCCTTCTCACGGGCTTCGCGCTCCTCGTCGGTCTCGCCCTTGTCGTCGGGGTCATCGTGGTCGTCGGGGTCGTCGTCGCGCTTGTCTTCGTCCTTGCCACCACATTCACGCTTCAGCTGCTCCTCAATCGCCTTGTCGATAGCCTCCGAAGCCTCACGCAGTCCGACGGTGGTCTGCTCGTAGGCGGGGTGGGTGACGATGGCGACATCATAGAGGCCGGTGATTTTCTTCACG